AAGGAAGCTGGGCCACTCCGAAGTATTGAGCGTCCAGCACTCGGTAGGCGAACCCATACCCGATGTGAGCCAACGCCCCGAGGAAGGCACCAAAGTCCCGTCCTCCGTTAGATGACAGGACGCCGGGGACGTTTTCCCAGACGATCCAGTCTGGAGCCAGGCGCTGAGCCAGTCGGATAAACTCGAGGGATAGGTTACCACGCTCGTCGTCCAGTCCTCCCCTGAGTCCTGCGACGCTGAAGGATTGGCAGGGTGTTCCCCCAACAAGAAGTCTAATTGGTTCATATTGATTTGCCTCGATGGTTGTGAAGTCGCCGTGCAATGGCACGTCGGGGTAATGGTGTGATAATACAGCTCTGGGAAACTCATCGATCTCAGAAAAGAATGAAGGCTCCCACCCGAGCTGATGCCAGGCCGAGGTGGCTGCCTCGATGCCTGAGCAAACTGATCCATACCTCATGTTTTTTTCTCCCTACCTATTGACAGGTTTTTTGATGATCGTTACGCTTCGCTTGCGACACCCACAGAGCATAAGCTAAGCAATGCTAAGCAAAAGCATTAGCTAAGCAATAGCTAATACTTATATAAACTAATAAGCATTAGCTAAGCGCTCTTAGCTATAGCTTAAGCATAAGCTAAGCAATGCTAAGCAATAGCTAGGGTTTTGTGTCCAAAATGAAAAGCCATAGCGCTCAGCCCCTCGCAGATGTCGGCGTAGGCAACTCAAGCTCACGCCCAAGCGGTTAGCTATCCATTGCTCAGAACGAAAAAGGCCGCGCTGCTCGAAAGCATACGCGACCTGCTCAATGCTTAGCTTGTTCACTCGCTAGACCTCATCGGTTGAATAACAGTCGGCACCCATTGCGCCATTGATTGACCTTCTGCTAGGTCTTCTTGCAATCGATCGAGCTGGGCTAGTGATTTAGCTTCGCGATGGTTGGCCGCCTCGACGTAGTGAGTAGACCGGCGGATGTCTCCGCCGATCTTGGTTAGCGTTACGATGTAGGTTCTAGTGATCATTGTGTAACCTCCTCTAGGTCTAGTTGTTCGGTGCATTCAGGCAACAAGCGAGCCTCGGTGCCCAGGCATTTGTCGTTACGCCATAAGTGACGATAGCGGTTGATTTGCATTAGCCAGCCGTCAGCGCTCACGCATTCAGCGGTAAACCATCGAGCGGTTTTGTCTTGCTCGTACTCGGCAAGCTCTACTGTTTTTAGCTCGCCGCTCACGGTGCATCGGTATTCAAGTTTCATGTTAAATCCTCCAAGTCGATTTGTTCGGGGCATTCGCAGTCGAATATCTCAAAGCCACAATCGTGGCAATGGGTAAAGCCGAGGTCTTGCTGACTCTCGGCTGGCTCATCGTCTAGTATCCCAGCCATTCTAAAACCTCCCGTGAGTTGTAGTGCGCGGAGTCTCCGCATTCGGCTATAAACTCCGTGATGTCGATACCGTGGTCTTCGACCTCGCGTAGCGCTTGAGAGCGGGTGATAGTCTCACCCGCCATGGCTTGCTCGTAGGTCATGCTGCCTGCTCCTGGCGCACGCTGATGATGCGCTCTGCTGTGTTCTCCAGGTTGTAGCTTTGACCAACAAAACCGCCACCAAAGTTTTTGCCTCGGTAAACATTGAAGCCTATTGAGTTGGCCAAGCGCCGCGCTGTGTCGTAGTCACCGGCAAAGGCTAGAAAGTGAATGACGTAACGAGGATTACCGTTCACGTCGTTATTGACTCTGAAAAAATCGTAACCCAGCTGAGCTGCTGTGCTGTGGTCTAAGTGACATTTGTTCATGTTGTATAACTCCCAATTGTTAAACGATTGTTTTTGTCACGGTGGATTCCGTAGACGCTCCGGAGAGCGTTTCGCCTGGTATCCAGCCAAGCTCGTCAGTACGGGTTATGCGGCCGTGTTGAATGCTTTGTTGAGGCGGCGCGTCGTGGCTGCCTCTAGGTTTATGTTGTAACGGTCTAACAGCTCGGCCTCGATGTGTCGGCGATGTCTTGCCTGCGCCTTGAACAGGTTATGGGCTGTTTCGTCATCGGTTTCTAACCACCTCTGAAAGTATCGGTCTTCGCTGCTGGCGGTTAGTCGGTGCTCAATGATCAAGTCTGCGATGTGCTCTTGCTGGATTGTGTTGAGTGTTATGCGTGTCATGTCGTGTGCCTCCCTAGGCGTTGTTGTGTTGACGGGTATTATAAAACCACCTTTGACAGATAGTGTCAATACTGTTTTTTTATACAGTATGCAAATGGCTTACCTATGCGGTTTTCAGGGGTATGCAGTAGGTAGGCAAGGGGTCAGCAGCTAACGTGCAGCAGGGGGCAAATGAGGGCTTCCTAGGGCTATGCCAGGGGGTGAGTTGGGATGGGTGCTGAGTGCTGGGGTGGGTGCTGAGTGGTAACCCATCGCTTCAGCCTGTCAGTACTCGCGCGTACTAGGCTAATACCTGCGCGGAGGCGTGCGCGTATATAGCTTTGCGTTTTGCTGAGGGGTGCGATTCCTGCGCGGCACCCCCCTACCCCCCGCGTATGTGGGCGCGTGTGTTATGTATATATAATAGGGGTGCAACAGTGTCTTGCTTTCACAGCCAGCCAAGCCTACAATCGGCACGTCAATTCATGTTGACCTCCCACACTTTGTCTGCTGTTGCTTGGTTGGGCGCAGCAGACTTTTTTACGGAGAAGGGCATTGCCAAGGAAGCCTAGACTGACAAAGCAACAATTCTCGGAGATCTGTGAGCAGATAGCCGATGGCATGTCTTTAACTCGCATTTGTAATGAGAATGCTAAGTACCCATCCTGGAAGACTGTCTTGCGGCATGTGCAAGATACGGATGAGGCTTACCAAGAATACCGCAAAGCTCGAGCGCTTCAGGCTGAAGTGTTAAGAGATCAGATTATCGATATTATCGAGCAGCCCTTACCTGATGAACCTAAACTGGCGATGGCCGAGGTTCAGCGTAGACGGTTAGAGGTTGATCAGAAGGATAAGTACGTAAGACAGTTAGCGCCTCTGGGGGTTCGTAATAAGGCCGAAGATACGGCTGATAGCAAAGTTAGTGGTACGATTACCTTAAAATGGGATGACGGTAATACTTAGTGGGAGAAACCGATGCAACTCGACAGAGCACAATACCAAGAGCTTATGGAAGCTCAATCTAAAGTTCTTAATCACTGGCAGAGCATGGAGCAAACGCAAGCACACGGTGAGCGTGTTGATTTGTTAGCGCTTGAGGATCTGCTATCTGAGTTTAAGCGATGTCACCAAGTCTTTGTTGGGCATCTACTGCCTAGCGATGACTGAGATATACATACCCTATAAGCCGAGGGCTTTACAGGCAGACCTTCATGCACAGCTTCAGCAACACCGCTGGGGCGTTGTGGTCTGTCATCGACGGTTTGGTAAGACGGTTATGGCGATTAATCACTTGCTACGTGCTGCCATTCTGTCTGACAAGACCAACCCTCGGTTTGCTTACATAGCGCCTACCTATCGCCAAGCTAAGGCCGTTGCCTGGGATTACCTCAAGCAGTTTGCTAGCGCCATACCGATGGTGCGCTTCCATGAGACTGAATTGCGGGCTGACCTACCTAACGGCGCTAGGCTTCAGTTATTGGGATCTGAGAACCCTGACAGCTTGCGAGGTATTTATTTGGATGGCGCTGTACTCGATGAGATGGCTGATATGCCTGAGTCATTGTTTCCAGAGATTATCAGACCTGCCTTGTCCGACCGTAAGGGATGGGCATTATTCCTTGGTACACCCCGTGGACATAATGCGTTCTATGAGCTGTATGACGCTGCTAGCGGTCAAAAGGATTGGTATACCAAAGTCTATAAGGCTAGCGAAACCGGCATTCTTGATGAGGAAGAGCTAGAGGCTGCCAAGGCCATGATGTCGCCCGATCAGTTTGAGCAAGAGTTTGAGTGTTCTTGGGTTGCGAATGTGCCAGGGGCCATTTTTGGTAAAGAGCTACAGGCACTCCACGATAAGGGGCGCATCACTGAGGTTCCCCATGACCCGGCTACCCGAGTAGATACGTGGTGGGATTTGGGTGTAGGAGATTCGACAGCTATCTGGTTTACGCAAAGCGTAGGTCGTGCGGTACACGTCATTGACTTTTATGAGAATCGTAATGAAGGATTGCCGCATTATGCCGAAGTGTTGCAGGCAAAAGGGTATCTGTATGGCACGCATAATGCGCCGCATGATATTGAAGTTAGAGAGTTGGGTAGTGGCAAATCACGACGCGAGGTGGCCTTTGACCTCGGAATCAACTTTCGAGTGGTTCCAAAGCTCCCATTGGAGGACGGCATTCATGCCGCGCAACTACTCATCCCGCGATGCCTATTCGACCGAGATACCTGTCAATCGGGACTTGAGTGTCTTAGACAGTACCATCGAGCCTACAACGAGAAATCACGATCATTCAGGGCAACGCCTGTCCACGACTGGTCAAGCCATGCGGCAGACGCCTTTAGATACCTAGCGGTTGGCATTAAGGACAATACGATGCATGATGGCAGACCACCGCAAGCAATTGCTGATTCATCATATAACCCGTTTTCTGCGAGGATGTAACACATGGGTAGACCAAAGATTAAGATGACTGAAGTGGCACCACCTCCCCCGCCTCCTTCGCCGCCTATCATTCCGGCTGCACCTGAGTTTGGCAGAACCGAGGAAGAGAAGCTAAAGCGCAAGTTGCGTGATCCTAAGCGGGTTGGCAGGCAGCAGACTATCTTGACCGGCCTAATGGGTTCGCAGGCTAAGAAACAGACACTAGGTGGTTAAACCCAGAGTCTACGATGCCAAGCTCTCGCAGGATGTTCTGTTGGATCATATGCGAGCGTTTGAGTATCCGCACCTCGAAGCGCATGAAAAGATTATTGATTATGCGTTTGTGGTAACGTGCGAAGTAGAAGGCAGTATTGCGGGTTTTTTGTGGTGTTATGCGGTACAGGGGGATCAAAGTACGTGGACAGCGCACGCCTTAGTTCTTCCTGATTACCAAAGGCGTTTTTTTAGTAAGCGCTTGATGAATGTGTTATTTGGCGTGGCGTGGGTTTCCGGTGCTGACAAGATACTAGTTGAAAACTCACACACTGAATTGCTACTGAGAATGGGTGGCTACATGACAGATGACGGGGCAGCGCTAGACCTACCGCATCAATGGAGATGACATGGCAAAGCCAGTAAAGAAAGTAACGAAGGGCATTAGCAAAGGATTGTCCTTATTTGATCGCACTATAGGACTTCAAGGCCAGGTAGGTGTCTTTAAAAGAGGATTTAAGGACATACTAGGCGTTCCTGAGTACGAGCAGGCAAAGCCTGCCATAAAGCCAAAAGCGCCTGAGCAGGCTCAGACTAGACCATTAGCGACTAGGCAGCAGGCAGGCGATAACCAAGAGTCATCAAGCCGCGAGCTTTACCGCCGCAGGCGTGCTCGCGGAATGGCTTCAGGGCCAGTTGGATTAATGGGTCAAAACATCAATCGAAAAACGCTGCTGGGCGAATAGTTCCACGTAGAACATAGGAAAGAATTATGGCCGATGAATTAGGCGCACAATTAATGCGACGATTCCAGAGCTTGAGCACACAGCGCCAAGTCTGGGAAAGTCACTGGCAGGAAATCGCTGATTATGTTGTGCCGCGTAAGGCCGATATTACTAAGAAGCGCACCGATGGCGATAAGTCT